CACGACGTCGCGGACGTGCGACACGCCGAACCTGACACTCGGCTCAGCACCTCGTGTCACGGTGGATGCGTGCGCTAGTATGGAGTCGATTCCAACGGCCTCGCCATCCCTGAAACAGGATGCGAGGCCGTTCGTCATGTCGGCACGAGGTGTGCACCATGCCAGCCAAGGCGTACGGCAACAAGCATCAGCAGGAGCGCGCCGCGCTCGCCCCCATGGTTCAGCGCGGCGAGGCGTTCTGTTGCGAGATCGTGTGCCTCCTGCCCAACCGATGGATCGAACCAGGCACGGCGTGGGACCTCGCGCACAACCGCGCGACTGGCGGCTACCTCGGCCCGGCTCACGCGCACTGCAACAGGGTCGAGGGCGCGAAGCACAGGCACGATCGAGCCCCGAAAGCGCCGACCTCATGGTCGTTGTGACCTAGCAGTCAGCGCAGACACTTTCCGGTCGCGTCAGAAATTCCCTGCGATTCCAGCGTGAATCGCACCTCACTCGCCCTCTCGCGCAGGGGGAGGGGAGGTCGGAATCTCTGGCGCGACCTCGAGGACCCCACTACCAGCCAAACCGTATCCCCCCGAGCATCGCCGTTCTGCGGGGGAGCCCGCGCCGGCCCCTCCGGAGGTGAGCTCATGGCCGCCTGCCGTGTCTGTGGGACCGGCCTTCCGGGCCGCCGCTGGAAGTGCGACGACTGCAAAGCCGGCAAGCCTGTCGAGGAGGCGCCCACTCTCGGACGTCGCGGAGGACTCATATATGCCGCGCTCGTCGATGACGGCGCGAGCGTCCAGCGTCAGGTCCTGGCCGAGGAGGCCGCTCGGATCACTGATCGGCTCGACGAGCTCGACCGGATCATTCACGGCAAGGGCGTCCTCGAGCTCATGCGCTTCCGGGTGCTCGACGCGTACACCACGTCGGCCGACGACGACGCACGTCAAGTGACGCTGAACGTCAAGGTGTCGTTCGACAGCGTCCTGGGCGAGGCCCGCCAGCAGGCCGGCCGTCTCGCGGCGATCGTCAACATCCTCGGGCTCGAGTCGCTGGCGCCGGCCGAGCCGAAGGGCAAGCCGCAGGAGACACCCCTTGGCAAGATCCTCTCCCTCGTACAGCCCCCTGCCTAAGCTGCGGGTCGTCCCGAAGAAGCTCGCCGACCGGAGCCTCGGGCCGCTCGCGTGCCAACTGGCGTCGGCGTACGGGCTCACCCCGGACGACTGGCAGGCCGACCCGATCGAGTGCATGCTCGCCCGGCGGAAGGGCGGCCGGTACGGCGCGGCCACGGTGAAGATCTCGGTCGCGCGCCAGAACGGCAAGAACGGCATCGTCGAGGTGCGCGAGCTGTTCGGCATGATCGCGCTCGGCGAGAAGTTCCTGCACACCGCGCACGAGGTCAAGACCGCGCGCAAGGCGTTCAAGCGGATCGCGTCGTTCTTCGAGAACGAGAAGAAGTGCCCCGAGCTGGCCGCGATGGTCAAGGAGATCCGCAAGACCAACGGCCAGGAAGCGATCCTGCTGAAGTGCCGCGACTGCCTCACGGAGGGCGAGGACGATTGCCGGCACGACTCGGGCGGCTCGGTCGAGTTCATCGCCCGGTCGAAGGGCTCGGGCCGCGGCTTCACCGTCGACGTGCTTGTGCTCGACGAGGACCAGGACCTCACCGACGAGGAGCTCGAGGCGCTGCTGCCGACGATCTCGTCGGCGCCGCTCGGGAACCCGCAGATCATCATGACGGGCACCCCTCCGGATCCGGACAAGCCCGACGCCGAGCAGGGCGAGGTCGCGCGCCGTGTGCGCAAGGAAGCCCAGGAGGGCACCGACCCGAACCTGCTCTGCATGGACTGGGGTGTCGGGTTCGGCCCGCTGCCTGACGTCGACGACGTGAAGCTGTGGCACGAGACGAACCCGGCGCTCGGGATCCGGCTGCACATTCAAGAGCTGCACCGCGAGCGCAAGCTGATGTCGCCCGAGTCGTTCGCGCGTGAGCGCCTCGGCTGGTGGGGCAACCCGGCCGCGCGGCTCGGTGGCCTGTTCGGCCCGGGCCGGTGGGCGTCGCTCGGCGTCGCCGGCATCCAGCCGGTCACGATCCTCGGGTTCGGCATCGCGGTGTCGCTCGACGGGGAGTGGGCGTCGATCGCAGCGTGCGGCGAGGCGGAGGACGGGCGCCGGGTGATCGGCGTCGCCGAACGTCAGCCCGGCACGGACTGGGTCGTGAACGAGGTGCTGCGCCTCGGTCGCAAGTACGAGGTCGAGTTCGGGATCGACGAGAAGTGCCCCGAGCCGATGTTGCTGTCCGACCTCGAGGAGTCCGGCGCGATGGTCACGCAGCTCACGCTGGCCGGCGTGGCCGAGGCCGCCTCGCAGATGCGGGTCGGCGTGAAGACCAAGGCGTTCGTGCACGGCAACCATCCGGACCTCGACGGCGCCGTTGAGCGAGCCGCCTGGCGCATGGTCGGCGACCAGAAGATCTTCGGCCGCAAGCAGTCCGACGGAAGCATCGACATGCTCGAGGCCGGTGCGATCGCGTACCACATGGCGCTCGAGTCCGAATCGGTCTACGAGTCGCGAGGGTTGGTGACGGTGTGACGGACGTACTCATCTCGGGGGCGCTGCTGGCGGCCATGACCGCCGCCCTGGCGGTCGTGCTGTGGGTCGCGTTCCACGGCGAGCGCGTGCTCCGGTCGAGGATGCGAGACCGGGTCGTCATCACCACGAAGACCGGCGCGACCTACGTCGGGGTCCTCTTCGAGCAGGACCGTCGCTCGCTCGTGCTGCGTCAGACGGTCGCGGTCGGCGCGGCCGACGACCGCTCCGACGTGAACCTCGACGGCGAACTGATCCTGCTGTGGGCCGACGTCGACTTCGTCCAGCGACCGTGAGGGGGCACCGATGACCTCGTTCGTGAGCAACGGCTCCCTCGTCACGAAGACGCCCGTGTGGGCCGGCCGGATCAGCGAGTTCCAGGGCATGCCCGGCATGAGCTCGCGCAGCTGGCCGACCGTCTACGGCGGCATGTACGAGAAGCAGCTGTGGGTCTACGTCCTGGTCAACAAGCGCGCGGGCGCCGTCGCCCGCCTGCCGCTGCCGGTGTACCGCCGCGGCGCGCAGGGCAGCCGCGAGCGTCTGCACGACCACCCGCTCGCGCATCTGCTCGAAAACCCGAACCCGGCCATGTCCGGGTGGGACCTGTGGATGTGGACGTCTTCGACCCGCGACACGTGGGGCGAGGCGTACTGGCTGAAGCTCCGCAAGGGCGGGAAGATCATCGGCCTGTTCCCGCTGCACCCCGCGAGCCTGCACCACGACGAGGACCGCGGCTGGTCGTTCGACAACGGCCGGCTCCGGCTGGACACGATCGCCGACGACGACTTGGTCAAGTTCCGGGCCTACAACCCGAACTCGCTCGTCCGCGGCATGTCACCGCTCGAGCCGCTGCGAGCCACGCTCGAGAACGAGTGGGCGGCCCGCACGGCGACGTCGTCGTTCTGGCAGCGCGGCGCGCGACCCGGGTACGCGATCAGCCACCCGCGCCGCATCAGCATGGTCGCGCAGCAGCGCCTCAAGGCGCAGATGAACGCGGCCCACGGAGGTGCGGACAAGACCGGCGAGACGCTCGTGCTCGAGGAGGGCATGAAGGCCGAGAAGCTCGACCTGTCCGCCGAGGAAGCGCAGTACATCGAGACCCGCCGCCTGAACCGCGAGGAGGCGTGCGCGGCGTACGACACGCCGCCGCCGGTCGTGCACATCCTCGACCGGGCCACGTTCTCCAACATCACCGAGCAGATGCGCTCGATGTACCGCGACACGATGGGCGGCATCTTGCCCGGCTACGAGGCCAGCCTCATGCGGGACCTCGTGAAGGCCGAGTTCCCCGGCGATGACATCTACGTCGAGTTCATGCTCGACGAGGTGCTGCGCGGCGACTTCGAGACCAGGCAGGAAGCCCTCAACAAGGCGACCCACATGACGATCGCGGAGAAGCGCCGCATCGACAACCTGCCCTTCATCGAGGGCACCGACCGGATCTTCCTCAACACGGCCACGCTGCCGCTCGACGCGATCGACGCGGCCGCGGGCCTGCCCGCGCAGCAGGTCGCCGAAGCGGCCGTCCGGTCCGTGCTCGGCCGACTGTCGTGGCAGGCCGAGCTCGAGCAGGTCGACCCCGCCGCGCTCGTGCGCGGGCTCGAGCCTGAGGCCGCCGAGGTCGTCACGAAGGCGTACCTCGCCGAGGTCCGCGAGGTCGGCACCGTCACCGGACTGCGAGATCGGATCCGGGCACTACCGAAGGAGCAGCCATGACGACCATGAAGATGTTCGCGCTGGCCGAGGTCAAGGCCGTCGAGGACGCCGAGGGCGACCCGAACGGCGAGTTCGACGTCATCCTGTCCGCCCCGACACTCGACCGCGACGGTGAGGTCATCGACGCGAAGGTGTTCGAGCCGCTGCCCGACCACATCACGTTCGACATCGACCACGGCATGTCCACGGCCACGACGGTCGGCTCGGGCAAGCCGTTCTACGACGGCGACGTACTGCGCGTGAAGGGCACCTACTCGTCGATTCCGCGTGCGCAGGAGGTTCGCACCCTCGTCCGCGAGGGCCACATCCGCACCACGTCGGTCGCGTTCATGGGCGCCGTCCGCGAGGAGAAGGACGGCGTCCCGCACATCGTGTCGGCGGAGCTGCTCAACGGCGCGTTCGTGCCGATCCCGTCGAACCGCGAGTCGGTCGTGCTGGACGCGAAGGCGTACGGCGCCGCGATCAAGGCCGGCGCTCGCAACTCGAGCAAGGACGCCGAGCGGCTGCAGACGATCCACGACTACGCCGTCGAGAACGGCGCGACCTGCGACCAGGCCAACACCGAGGACGCGGCCGCGGGCGGCAAGGGCATCGCCCCCGCGGAGATCGTCCGGAAGGCGCACGGATTCACCGCGAACGAGCTGCGCGAGGCGCTCGCCAACGCGGTGCGCGAGGCGCATGGCGCCGAAGACCAGTAGCTCTGGGTCCGCGACTACTCCGACGAGTGGGTCGTGTTCGAGGTCGAGTCCCAGGACTCCTACGAGCTGCACCGGCAGGCGTACACCGTCGCCGACGGTGTCGTCACCCTGACCGGCGACCTCGAGGACGTCGTCGCCCGCGTCAGCTACGTCCCCGCCGGCGGCGCCAGCGCGGACCCCACGAACTCCCCGGACGCCCCCGCGGCCCCCGACGACGACGAGTCGTCCGGCAAGTCGCCGGCAAGCGAACAGGTGGAGCGCCCCGCCGCCACCCGCGTCGAGGCATTCCTGCTGGCGAACAGCATCTAGGTCCACCAGCACCCAACCACCTGCCGCGCACCCGCGCGTCGGGCACTTCGTCATGCCGAGGAGGCAACGAGATGAGTACCACCACGCAGGAGAAGCTGGCCGCTGCGGTCAAGCAGCTCCAGGACTACGCCGACGAGATCGACGCGGCCGGCGACACCCCCAGCGGTGAGCAGCAGAAGCAGCTCAAGGAGCGCATGACCGCGGTCAAGGAGCTGAAGATCGCGGTCGAGACCGAGGCCGAGGCCGCGGGCGAGCTCGAGAGCGCGAAGGCGTTCATGGCCGCCCTCGCCGGCGGCGACGCCAAGGAGAAGTCCGGGGGCACGTTCCCCACCTACAACGTCCACGGCCTGCCGATGCAGACCCAGGGCAAGACGTTCGGTGAGCTGTTCACCGAGTCGGACGGGTACAAGGACTTCCTCGCCCAGTTCGCCAAGAACGGCATCATCCCCAACGCCGTCAAGGGCGTCCAGTCGCAGCCGTTCAACCTGGACACGAAGGGCCTCATCACGGGCACCTCGTCCACGTCGGCCGGCGCGTTCGTCGTCAACGACCGCTACGGCCCCCTGACCGACCTCGTCGGCCAGCGCAAGCTGACGATCCGCGACCTGGTCACCCCGGGTTCCACGGAGTCGGACACCGTCGAGTACGTCCGCGTGACGTCCAAGACGAACAACGCGGCCCCCGTCGCGGAGGCCACCACGGCCGCCGCGCCGACCGCGCCCGGCACCGCCGGCGCGCTCGTCCCGGCCGCCGGTGGCGGCTACAAGCCCGAGTCCGACCTCGCGCTCGAGGTCGTCTCGACCACGGTCAAGACGATCGCGCACTGGATCCCGATCACCAAGCGGGCCGCGTCGGACGCTTCCCAGGTGCGCACGCTCGTCGATGCGTTCCTGCGGTACGGGCTCGAGGAGGAGCTCGAGGACCAGATGCTCAACGGCTCGGGCTCCGGTGAGAACTTCACCGGCATCCTGCAGTCGAGCCCGCTGACGGTCGGCTCGGCCGGCACGGACATCGACGCGATCGTCGACGCGATCCGCACGGTCCGGGTCACCGGCCGCCGTGAGCCCACCGCGATGGTGATCCACCCGAACGACTGGTACTCGGCCGGGTTCCTCACCGCGAAGGACTCGCAGGGCAACTACCTGATCGGCGACCCGCGCGCGAGCGTCGACCAGCTGAACACCCTGTGGGGCCTGCAGGTCGTCGTCTCCGAGGCGGTCACCGAGAACACCGCGCTCGTGGGCGACTTCCGTCAGGCGGTCCTGTGGGAGCGCGGCGGCGTCGACCTGCTCGTGTCCGACCAGCACGCGGACTTCTTCACCCGCAACCTGCTGGCGATCCTGGCCGAGTTCCGCGCCGCGTTCGGCGTGCTCGATCCGCAGGCGTTCTGCACCGTCACCGCGGTCTGATCACATGAGGCGCCGGGCACATATGTGCCCGGCGCCTCATCAGCCCCACCCAGCCGCCAGCGAAGGAGCACCCCATGGCTGACAAGAAGAACCCCCACTTCGGCGCCACGTTCGCCGAGCGCAAGGCCGCGCGCACCGGCGAGAAGATCGACGCGCCCGACCTGAGCAAGATCCCGAAGCAGACCACGTTCGCCGAGCGCGCCAAGGGCGCGAAGGCCGTCGACGACGAGCAGACCGAGAACAAGGCCGTCTCGAGCGGGCAGCGCAAGAGCCGCAAGAGCTGACCGTGCCCATCCTCGAGCTCGAGGAGGCGCGCGCCGCGCTGAACCTCCAAGACGCCAAGGCCGAGCGGGACGCCCTCATCGAGGAGTTCTGCGTGGCCGTCGACGCGGTCGTCGAGCAGTACCTCGGCGACTGGGTCGACCCGCGCGACGTCACCATTGACGCGCCGGCCGACGGCGTCCTGCCCGGCGCGACCGTGCGCGAGGTGAAGGCCGGCGAGTACCTCGACGGGACCGGCCCGGTCGACGTGGCAGGCATGCGCGTCACCGGTGCCGGGATCCTGCAGCCCCCGCCCGGGCGCGCCCTGCCGGCTCGCCCTTGGCGACTCACTCTCGCGGTCGGGCACGAGAACGTGCCCGCCGCGATCAAGCGCGGCGCCGCCGAGATCCTCATTCAGGCGTGGGCCACGCAGAGGTTCGACTCCGGCGGCGACGTCCCGGCGTTCCTCGTTCCGTACCGGGCGGCCGCGTGGCTCGACCCCTACTCGCTGGCGAACCTGGCATGAGCGCCACCGTCCAGCACGCCGTCATCGAGAAGCTCGTCCAGATGTGGAGCGACGCCGTCGACTTCCCCGTGTTCGACGGGCCCAGCCTGTCGATCGGCGACGAGGGCATGTTCCTCATGGTCGGCTACGACCCCATCGACAACGACGGCTCGGCCGCGTCGACCCGCCAGGACTACAAGTCGATCGGCGGTCGGAGCAAGGCCGAGGCCGGCACCATCCGGTCGACCGTCGCCGCCTGGTCCGGCGACTCCGAGACGAAGCCGCGACGCGAGAAGGTCGCCGCGGCGCTGTCCCTGCTCGAGGCCGCGATCCGCGACGACATCAGCCTGGGCGGGCTCGTGCTGTGGGCCAACTTCGGCCCCGGCATCGACCTCAACCAGATGCTCACCGAGCAGGGCAACCAGGTGTACGCGCGGATCGACGTGACGTACGAAGCACGTATCTAGGAGCAGACATGACCGCAGTGATCCGCAACACCGCAGGCGAGGACCGGTACATCCCTCTCGCCGGCGACGTCGTCGCCGACGGCGACACCTTCGAGGTCTCCGACGACGTCTTCAACCAGCACGAGTGGGAGCGCCCCAACTTCCACGTCGTGCGCGAACCGAAGCGCAGCCCCAAGCCCCGACCGGCCCTCGAGGCCACCGACGTGAAGGAGTCCTGACATGGCGATCGGATCCGGCCTCGGCGGCCAGTGCGGCATCGCGCCCGAGACCACCTACGGCACCGCCGTCGCGCCCACGCAGTTCCTCGAGGTGGAGTCCGCCCCGTTCGAGCTCGCCCGCGAATACACCGACACCGCCGGCATCGCCGCCGGCCGCACCGGCAAGCAGTTCTCGCGGCGCCAGCCGACGACCCGGCAGGCGTCCGGCTCGATCGCGCTCGAGGTGGCGACCTCGAAGATGGGGCTGCTGTTCCAGCACCTCATGGGCCCGACCGTCACGCCGACCGTCTCGGGCACCGGGTTCCTGCAGCGCCACGTCCTCGGAGACTCGCTCGGCAAGTCCCTGACGGTCCAGCTGGGCATCCCCCGCACGACGGGCGTCGTCGACGCGTACACGTACACGGGCGCGAAGGTCACGAAGGCGGAGTTCTCTGCCGGCGTGGGCGAGTCGCTCAAGGCGTCGTTCGAGTTCGACTCTCGCGACCAGGTGACGCAGACGCTCGCCGCCGCGTCGATCCCCACGCTCAAGCCGTTCCACTGGGCGCAGGCCACGCTCAAGCTCGGCTCGAGCGTCGCCACCGTGGCCGCGGTCGACGGTGTGACCGAGGTGTCCCTGTCGATCGAGCGGGCCATGAAGACCGACCGGTTCTACATGGGCAACAGCGGCGTGAAGGCCGAGCCGATCACGAACGACCTGATCGAGGTGACCGGGTCGATCACGGCCGACAACGTCGACAAGGCCACGTTCGTCGACCGGTTCCTCAACAACGACGGGTTCGCGCTCGTGTGGGAGTTCCTGGGCGCGCAGATCGGCGCCGGGCCCACGCGCGAGACGCTGCGGTTCGAGCTGCCGAAGGTCGCCCTCGACGGCGGCCTGCCCCAGCTCGAAGGGCTCGACGTGGTGTCCGGGTCGTTCCCGTTCACCGCGTACGTCGAGGCCGGCAGCCCGCACGCCGCGATCGACTACATCACCACCGACTCGACGATCTGAGCCCATGGTCGACGTCGACATCCGCGGCGACGAGCAGCTCGAGCGGCTCTACAAGCGGATCAAGGACGTCGGCGACAACGAGCTGCGCAAGGAGCTGCTGCGCGGGATCCGCGTCGCGGTGAAGCCCATCACGGTGGCCGTGAAAGCGGCAGCCAGGTCCGACCTGCCGCAGCGCGGCGGCCTGGCTGCCGAGATGGGCCGAGCGTCGATCACGTCCCGCACCCGCACGACGAAGTCGAAGCAGCACGAGGTCGGTGTGCGGCTCATCGGCCAGAAGGAACGCGAGGCGTCGAAGTCGGCCCGCAAGGGCAAGAAGGGCAACGACAGGCCGCCGTCGCGCTACCTCGACATCGTCGCGCTCGACCGCGGCCGGCTGCGGCACCCGCTGTTCGGCGATCGCGGGCACTGGTACGAGCAGCAGATCAAGCCGGGCTTCTGGACCCACACCATCGACGGCCAGGCCGACGTCGTGCAGCGCGACCTCGTGCAGGTCATGGACAACGTCGCCGACAAGATCATCAACTGAGGAGCACCACGTGAAGTTCATCTATCAGAGCGAGGGCACCGAGGCCCCCGAGTGGGTCGTCGAGATCGACATGGCCAGCCCCCGCCTGACCGCCGGCGAGGCCGTCTGGCTCGAGCGGCACAACGGGTCGTCGTCGAAGAACGGCTTCGTCCTGCGGACCCTGTCCTCGATCCTCGAGGCGTGCGCCGAGGGTGAGATGACGGCGATGTTCTCGCTGCTGTTCGTCTACCGCAAGCGCCAGGAGCCCACCCTGCGCTACCAGGACTTCGAGGACTCGATCGTCACCGACGACCTCACCGTCGAGCTGAGCGACGAGGAGACGGCCGCTCTGGGTCTGGCCGAGGACGACCCAAAAGAGCCGGCGGAGTCCGGCGGGGATTCGGAGACAAGCGAACCTTCACCGAGTACCGACTGACGTTCCTGCCGATCCTGGCGCACTACTTCGGGCTCACGCCCCGCGACGTCGACGACCTGTGGTTCGACGAGCTGAACGCCTACCTCGAGTGGGCTGCGAAACGGCAGAAGGCCGAACACGACGAGCAGCAGGCCGTCGACGCTGCACGACGACAGATGGGCGGGTGACCTCATGCTCGGAGCTGGTGGCGCGGGAACCCGCCTGACGTTCGACATCTTCGCCCGAGACCACGCCTCGGACACGTTCGACGGGTTCGGCAAGACCGTGCGCAAGACGGGCGACGACACCGAGCGCACCGGCAAGAAGATGTCCGGCGCGAAGAAGCACGTCGCCGGGCTCGTCGGCGCGTTCGCCGGGTTCCAGGTCATCGGCAAGGCGACCGACTTCCTGCGGTCGGCGAACGAGGAGGCCCGCGAGTCGCAGAAGGTGAACGCGCGCACCGCGAACGTCATCAAGACGACCGGCGGCGTCGCGAAGGTCACCGCGTCCGACGTGGGCAAGCTCGCGACCGCGATCAGCAACAAGACCGCCGTCGATGACGAGGCGGTGCAGACCGGCGCGAACCTGCTGCTGACGTTCAAGAACGTCCGCAACGAGGCCGGCAAGCAGAACAGGATCTTCGACCGCGCCACCGCCGCGGCCGTCGACCTGTCCGCGTCCGGGTTCGGGTCGATCGAGTCCGCGTCGAAGATGCTCGGCAAGTCGCTCAACGACCCCGTGAAGGGGATCGCGGCGCTGTCCCGCGCCGGCGTCACGTTCACGAGTCAGCAGAAGG